AGATTGTTTGATCCAAAAGATCCATTTTATATACTAAAGGATGCAACCAATAACCAAACATTCAGAGATTTATTACGAGAATTTGAAACATCAAATGGAACCATTGAAAAAATAAATCAAATGACCTCAAAGTGGAAAGCATTTAAATTAATGTTTTCAAAACCTGATAACGGTAAATTAGTAAGAATTGGTAATATATTAAAAAGACTTCAAAATATTGGTTTGATGTGGGATCCTAGAAAATGGAGTGAAATTATAAAAAATGCAAAAATGATGGGTTTTGGTAGATTTATTGGTTATGAATTAGGAAATAAAATAAAGGCATCTGTAGGTATGATACCCGTTATATTAGCAGCATACAAATTTTTAGGTGCATGGTCAGAATCATATTTACAATCAATCGGATGGAATTTTGATGCTCCATTAACAGATAAAAAAATATTAGATGAATATGATGGAGAAATGACACGTGCGACGGCAACTGTAAATATTTTAGCAACACAATACATGGAATCTTTAGGTATTAGAACTGGTGAATTATCAAAAATGCCAGCATGGTCATTAGAGGCGTATTTTTTATTAGGAAAATATAAAGGTGGTTGGAAACCAGGTGATTGGGATAACCAAGCAAAATTTATTATTAAAAAAAGTAAGGAAAATGAATTACAAATAGACACCGCAGGTCAAGGTAATTCTCAAATTGCCGATACTTTAAGATTGATTAATCCTCCTAAAGTTGATACGATAATAAACGCCATTGATGAACAAATAAAATCAGGTGATGTAAATCCTGAAGACCTAATTAAATAATAGTAATGGTAAATTTTCAAAATAATAGAAGGATTTTATATAATGAAATACCAAAAGATTATAAAAAACTTAAAAACAATGTTTTAAGTTTAGAACAATTTATTGCCATATGGTTCAAAGATGAAAATATCTTTAGTGAGGGAAAAATTAACTTATTCAAATACTTGAATGACAATGTAGATAAAATGTTTACTAAAAAAAGTAATACTAGATTGGCTTTAAAATCTAAAAGAACTTTTTATAGAACATTTGCTTGTGATTTAGAATGGGCAAAAAAATATGATTTTTGTGTCGGTGACGGAGAATCAAATGTTAATTTAGACGACAATATAAAAAAATCTTTAATGGGAAATTACGTTTCCAAGACAAACGGAGAATTTAAAATATTTGAATCTACGTCATATACCAACGTTGATGAACCAATACAATTAGGAATATCCTCATATAGTTTTTCTTACGTCTCAGGTACATTAGATAATCCAAGATATGAAGGTCAAAATTTAACATTTGACATATCAATAGATACTTCAAGAGAAGATATAAAAAGTAGATTTCTAAATTTAGATTTGAGTAAGTTTAAATCTAAAATTACATTTGGTAAAGATAGAAAAAGTTTTAGTTACAATTTTTTAGATAAAATTAAAGGTACGGCAACAAAAACTGAAGAGGATTCATCTAGTAAATCCGATTCAACGAGTAAAACGGACACAACAAGTAAAACAGATACGACGAATAAATCTGATGACGAGAAACCGTATAAACCAAATCAAACTACAATTTATTCAACAACAACAGATTATAATAAAATAGACGAACCTGATTTAATCATAAAAGATTGTTCAAACTTCCCATTCGCGTTAGGATGTAAAAATTCATTAATTGGGGATCTTAATCAAAAATTTTTTGGTAATCGTAGACAAGACACGTATACAAAACTTTTACAAAATCGTTTAGACAACAGGGCTTATTTTAGTATCGATAATGAAGAAAAAATGATAACAAAAGAAATTTGGGATCAAATAATGAAATCTAAAATTGTAAAAGAAACCGTAAAAAAAGTTTTAAAAGAATACATTAATAAGAAAAAATAACATATTTATATTCAGAGTTTGGCGGTTTGGTCGCCGTTAAATGATAAACTCTAAACGAAAAGGAGGTATTCTAAATCTCGGCAAAGGGTCTTCGGACCTTTTGTTGTTTTATAGGAGTTTCAAATTTATTCTACCTAATTTCCATCCTGTTGGGATTATCCCCATCATTTTTATTTTTTTATTTTTAATACCATTATTAATCCATTGAGAACCATATTGTGAATTTGATTCACCCGCACCTTGTCCTTTTTTTGATAATTTTATTTTCTCAATTGTTTCAGGTTTATGTTTTTTACCTTCCCAAGAATAATATTCTTGTATTGGTTTCATTTCACCCATTTGATGTCTTTTTTTGTTTGATTCAGATATTTGTGTAGAACGTTTTTTTCGATATTTTTCATCCGTTTTTAATCTTTCACTATGTTTTAATCCGGCCGCTTGAGAACATTTAAATTGGTGTTTTTGATCATTAAACCCACCTGAACCACCAGGTTTCATATTATAACAATTAACATCGTGAACATATTCTTCGGTGATAATTTCCTTTTCTCTTTGAATTAAAATTTCTCTATTTTTACACCATTCGATTATTTCAATTTTAAAATTTTCTTGACCATATTTTCTAATGGCATATCTTAAACTTTTACCACTACCTAAATAACCATCTTTTAAATTACTTGTTGAATGCATACCAATATAAAACTTATTGTTAAGTAAATTGGTTGTTTTATAAATGAAATGGTATTTTTTTAACTTGATTGAGTTCGACATACTAATAAATATGTCGAAAACTCAAAAAAGTCTAAGGTGGAGACGAAGGGAGTCGAACCCTTGTCTTTCCTGTTCAACAATAAATGACTACACGTTTATTCAATTGGTTCTCAATTGACAAATAGAAGGTTAATTACAGAAAACCAACAATACTGTTCCTAACCGGATTTTCATGAGCCGTCAAGTTTGCTCCAACACTCTTGGGTGGTGTTACACCGTAAGGACTTCTGTTCCAAGGTTATATGTCCGTCGACCCGTGCGTAGAGACTAATCTAATTAGGCTGCTACTTTAGAAGTTGCAAGTAAACCTGCAATTTCCATTGTGTTGTAAACGTTGTCGTTTAATTTTCTTCACCGTGGATTAAAGTCATAGATGAATTCTGACTACGTGCCATTTACCCCTGATACCTGAAATCAAATCCAAGGCGTCCCCAGTAAATAGAATACAAATATAGATAAAAAAGGGTTAAAAAACTAATTTTAACCCTGAATAACCTATATGTTAGAAAAAAATTACTTAGTAGTAGTTTTCTTAGCTTTTGGAGCTTTGTCAGTTACTTTTTTAACTTTAGCTTTAACTTCTGCAACTTTCTCTTTTACAACTTTAACTTCAGCAACGACCTCAGTTTCTAATTGTTGTAATTCAACCGCTTTTTCAGCCATCGTTCCAGCACCTAAAAGTTTCTTAATTAAATCAATAATTTTTTTCATAATTTTTCTTTTTATATAAATATATCAAAAATGACTAAATTGTCAAGGGTAACCGTTTTTCAAATAACGCCTCAAATAGTAGTTTATTCTTTTCCCATTGTTTATTCGTCATACCTACTGATTTATGAGTGACCCCAAATTTTGTCGTTAAACCAATCTTAATTCCTTCAAATTGGTTCTCAACACAAAACGAAATATCATAGAAATGAAACCCTTCAAACTGTTCGTTAAATTCCTTCTTTAGAAGACTTTTACGAACCATAAAGAACAAACCATCTACAATTACAACATCTTTAAGAACATCGTTAAATACCCCCTTAGAATAGTGATTAACGTGTCTTTTACCTTCGTGAATATGACCAACAACCCCAAACATATTTTCACGATTATCCCACCATCTTCCACTCGTTAATTTATCAGTTCCAGCAATTCCAATAATTCCATAATCAGGATGTTTTTCAAACAACTTAACAATCTTTGGTGTCATGTTAGGAGTCTCTAAAATAAGGTCATCGTGCATGAAAACGACGATGTCGTTAACACTTTCTTTTAACCCTTTGTTATAGACTTGTGTTAACGACATTTGACCGTCATTTTCATACATCAATATTTCCGTATTTGGATGTGAAAACATTCTTTTTACATGATCGTAATATGTGGGATCAATATTCCTTGTGGATATAACCACACTTACCATTTCATTATTCTTCGACATAAATTGCATTTATTTTTCCATTAATTTCAACCAAATCAATAACGATTGGTTTATTGGTTGGCTCATATCCTGCGGTACAAATTGCAGCATTTGCAAATAAAGTTTTATTTCCGTATTGAACACCATAACCTTCGTGAATGTGACCGAATACGTTTACCAATGGATTTATTTCACCAATTCTATTTATTAAACATTCACATCCAACGTGAGTATTCGGTTGTCTCCAATTATTGACTAAGTCACCATACCCATTTGGTGGACTGTGGGTTATTAATACATCCGTATCCTCAGGAATCATATTCCATTTTTGCTGTAATTCAGTTCCTAATCTTGGTAAGTTAAATGCCCAATCATAGAACCACGGTTGCCATGGACTACCATAAAATTTAATCGGTCTTGAGAACTCAGGAGTTTCGATACTAAAAGAACTATCCTCCAAATAAGTTATGTCTGATTTTGATAAATTTTCAGGAGACATTAAAGGACCTAACCAATCATACACACCTTTATAAGAAGGTTTATTTATCCTTTCAAAACAATAATCATGATTACCAGATATAAATATTTTTTGATCCCATCCACCTAAGTTTTGAAACCAATAAATGAAATCTTTAACATCTTTTTCACCACCTTTATTTGATAAATCACCAGCATGAATTAACACATCACCTTTTGGTAAAGGATGTTCCATCTCATGATGAAGGCTGTGAGTATCTGATATACATACTAATCTCATAAAACAAATATACTAATTATTTTCGAATATACATAAAAAAAGTCAGAATTTCTTCTGACTTAATTTTGTATAGGCCGTATGGTTTTACATACATTCACCACCACTTTGTTTTTCTAAACAAAGAAAATAAAACTCTGAGAATACAAGTTTTAATAATCGACTTAGGAACATTATTTGTTTCTTTCCCTTTCCACAACCTTTTGAGTTGTACCGATCAATGACGGTCAATTAGATTAACCAATCCTAAAGTCATCAGATACTCTTTTATTACTTATTACTCAACAAATCTGCCGACCTGTTTCAACCTTGCGGGTTTAGAGAACTTTCTTAAAAATCATATTGGGATTGAGTCCCTTTATGGCCGTGAACCCCTCACGACTAAGTAGTCACCTGTCTCCAATGACTGACGAACACTTTTTCTTTTTATGTATGATTTTTATACCAAAATAAAAATTTAGTTTTCCGAATTGAGAAAGTAGTGGTTCGTCACCTAGCCAAGTTATCTTTTGAACAACTCGATACTAAACTACTCTCTGAAGTGTCCCCACCTCCATATTTTTGGTTTCCTTCGAGATTAAACCCTTGGTAGGATTTATTCAAGGACACTAACAGCACCACCTGTTTTTTGTCATACCTTCCATCTTACGATGCTACGGTTTTAAGACCACCATTGTATTGAATTACGCAATAATAAAGTCGGATAACTATACTTCTTACATGAATTCTATGGATTATTCTTATTGATGTTCCCATCTCAACCAAACAACTCGGATTGCTTGGTCATCCAACCCTTTCGCTACGGAGTTACCCTCACTACTTCAGGTTAAATGATATTCCACTTGTCTACTCGAGATCCATTTCTGAATCCGCAACTTACCCCAACCAAGGGTTTGTCACTTTATCCCACTTTCATGGTTTATTTTATTGACTATAGACGGCCAATATTTTTATTCAAAGAACTTTATCTTTTGGGTTATTTACCCTTCTTTTACAAAGATAAGAAATGTTTTCTAATATTCCAAATTATTTTGAAACTTTTTTAGATTTTTTTTCTTTTTTAATTTCATATGACCCACCTTGATCATGACCTACCTCAACATTCTCTTTTGGAGATTCAGTTACAACACCTTTCCATTCTGTTTTAGTAGTATATTTCCAAGTATTGCCCGCCATTTGGTTAGCTTGTATGTCAGATACTCTAATGACGTTTCCAGTTTTAGTATTTTTTAAACACTTCATATTTTCTATTTTTAATAATATAAGAATTTTTTGTTAAAAAACAAAATAATCAATAGGAACAGTTCCTTCACTTCTGTCTTGTAACTCCGTACCACTCAGCACTATTGATATTTGATGGATGAAAAACATCTATTCTTCTTGTGGACTTCCATCGGAGTCCCATATCTTATAAAAATCTACTTCCTTGTCTTCTTCTCGCTTCTTCAGCCTCTCTATACCAACGAATCCAAGTTAATGATACATCAATTGGAGCCAAAACCCACGCCATCATTATAACCATAATGGTGTCCAATTCGGGTGAACCACCTGTTGGATCGTTAGAATATCTTTTATCTAAATTTTTAAATAATTGATACAAACAATAAATAATACAAATAACATAATAACCTATAAACATAACTTTCAATTTTTTATTTCCAAAATAATGATATGATAATAATTGTGAAAGCCAACAGTAATTGAACTGCGGTTTTCATTGTGAATGGTTGTCCAAAATGATACGGATACAAAAGTGCTGCAATAAAAATACCTGTCACAAAAAATATAAATCTATTACTCCACATTTCACCATTAAAAGCCATTACACCATAATGAGACGCTTTAATCCATAAGAACGTACAACCAACTGCAATTAAATAAGGCCACGGAGTCTTAATCCAGTTTTCCATTTTAAATTGCCAATACATTATATACCAATGACCAACTGATCCTAATAGAAAAAGTGATATTGATGTGAGCAAATTAAAAATCTGTGGTTTCATGATAATAATATACAAAAAATATTCCAATAAACAAAATTATATTAGATTATTTGGTTTTCTATTTTTATAATATTCCAAACACATCTTTAAAAAATTTGGTTGTTCAATATCATTATAATTTTTTATTTCTTCATATATTAAATCACATATCAATTCATGACCTTTTTTAGTTGGGTGCTGACATTTGGACATATAACCATACTCAGTAATTTTTTGCGGATTAAAATTTCTAAAACCATAATGTGGTATTAAGTCGTCTCTATCTTCTAAATGTAAAAGCATTGAAGTTATACAATCAAATCCCATCGGTTTAATTTGTCGATGCCAAGGTATTTTACTAACTAAATTACTTGCAATTTTCGTGTCAAAATCCACGTTAGTGTCTCTAACCAACCATTTTAAAAAATGTTCCATATTTAATTCAGGTGTAAACCCACTTACAAATAATAATTTAGCATTATTTAATTCACACCAATTAATTAGAGTTATAAAATCAATAATTAATTCTGAAACTACAAATTTTTCACAATATATACTTTCATTATCTTTCGTGGTCAATTGACTATAACCGAATTTATTTTTATCATGAAGATATGATGGCCATAATGTTGTGGAATGACTTGACGTTCCATTAAGTTCAACTATGTCATTTACGACATCAAATCTATCAAAACCTGAAACAACAAAGATCACAATCTTTTCTTTTGTAATTTCTAAATTTAATGTAGGGTTCAATAACAATTCCCTAACTGCAAATTTATTTCCTTTACCCGACACCCCTAAATTTATCGGGGTATAATCAGTTAAATGTTTTTTACATATTTGATTAACAAACGAATTTTCGTATGCTTCGTTACGACCAACCTCATCATACCTAACCTTTTCAACGTCCCAATTATTTCTTTCCCAAGTTTTATAAGATTCCGATCCAGAACCGGCACAAAAACTATCACCGATACCAATTAATAATTTGGAATTGGAATCGATATCATTATTACGTAAATATTTTCCGGCGTACATCGTTTATATTAAATTTTTATCGGAAATTTCATTTAAAAATAATTCAGATAAAATGGTATGACCAATTTTCCCAAAATGACTGTCAGGATTTTTTTCGTTCGTTTCGTGTAAAATATTATGTCGTCCATATTTTGACATTAATCCATTTAAATCATGATTATATTCACCAATTATTTTTTCATTTAACAACCAATTCTGATTATTTTTTATGTGAGATTCTAAATGTTTGTATAAATTACTTTCATATGACCAAAAGAACACTTTAAAATTTCTACATTTTGCAAATTCTTCTATTAATATTTCCATCTTCCTATATTCATCACACCACAATTTATTATCTCTATTAATTAATATACAATCGAACGCTTTTCTTTCGTAATCGATAATATTACTAGGATAACTATTTGGGAGTAAAGTTACAATTTTATTTGTTGAAGAATCGTACCATTTAAATCTCGCAGGATTAGTATATCCAAAAAAAACAATGTCGTTTTCTTTTATTTGAGGGGATGTTAAAAAGAAGTTATTGAACATAGATTGATTACAATTTCCTTCATAACCATATAGACCAGCTTTACAAACATAGTCATATCCCAATTTTTCTGAAATTAATTTGGCGTATGTTTTAGGTATAACGCCATTTAAATGATTATGTATGTAATCATATCTTAATGTGTTATAGTTATTAGGTTTTGAAAAGTAATCAAAATCTTCACTAAAACTATCGCCGAAAGAATATATTGTGGGCATAAATTTTTTTTGTATTCTCGACGGGGCTCGAACCCGTATTACCTCCGTGAAAGGGAGGTGACCTAACCATTAGTCGACAAGAACAGATCCCGTTTTTTTTCTACATTTAGCCCAAGCACCAGTAGGTCAGTGTTTTGGGTTTTGACTCGAGAAGTCTACAAGGTTTCCCCATTAGACCGTTACCACGGGCAAACTCTACAGCGGAGGGAGACGGGCTCGAACCCCCAAAGCCTTTCAGCTCAACTGTTTTCAAGACAGCTTCCTCACCAATTCGGATTCCCTCCATTATTTTTTGATTACATCGTATCCAAAATTAATTAGAACATCTTTACAAAGTTCTATAAACTCATCAACAGTTAAATCATTTTTTGCTCTATTTGCTTCAGGTCGAGCAACTCCTAAATTATCAAAAGTATTAGTACCACCTAAAGTTCTTGGATAAATATGGTCGAATTCATATGTGTTAATATCATTAACATTAATATGTCGTCCAGATAAATAACACTTATCAATTGTTTGTAAGTAATCATTTATTTTTTTCCTATCAAAACCCCTTTCTCTCCCTGTTAGTAATTCATTATCACCGTACATATCAAAAAAATGTTCGCTTTTATGTAACCAAGGGTAAATCATTCTTTGTTTTTTTACTCTATCATAAGCCTTTATTTTTTGTCCATCACCTAAGTGATAAGATATGGTTGATTTACTACAACCTAATACTTTTTTAATTTGTTGATACGTATAACCTTTTTGTCTATATTCTAATATTTGTTCTTTGATACTCATATTAATAAATATCTGTTCGAAACAAAAAAGATACGAACCAACTAAACTTTTTTTTTCAAAGAACTTTCGGCGGAATGTACGGGACTCGAACCCGTGGGCTTCTCCGTGACAGGGAGACATGATAACCAACTTCACTAACACTCCGTTTTGTGGGTGAGTTTGGATTCGAACCAAAGACCTAAAGTTTATGAGACTTTTGCTCTAAAACCAGCTGAGCTACACACCCTATTAGTCTTTTCCTTACCTCTTAATAACCACATTGCCATCCCGGTGTTACTGCCGGGTGCTTACCACTTGCGTGGAGTGATTATCACGTTGCGCTCCCTGAGGGTCACGATCCCCCGACTTCAAAATTAACAGTTTTGCGCTCTACCAACTGAGCTAAGGAAGCGTGTTTGATTCCAACCCAACTTAAGTTGCACCATCCGTGTCATGCACTGGTTGACAAAGTCCTTGTTGAGTTAGTTTCAAAAAATTACAGGTTTTTCGTACCATCTATGTACATCATAACAGACATAGTCTGTGGTTACTTTTCGCTTAATGGTTAATTACTCCAACTTATAGTAACTCTACCCTCACCGCCCTACCTCGCGAGTCAGACGGATCTTTTGGGATTTATAGACAGTGGGGTTACACCACCGTCGTCACCTGTTGAGCCTCCACTCGGAATCGAACCAAGTTATCATGATTACAAGTCATGTGCATCGCCATCAATGCTTTAGAGGCTTATTTTATTTCAATATGTCAAAGAACCACTTATTTTACAAAGATAATAAATATATATGAATATACAAAATTATTTTTAATTTTTTACAAAAAACCCCCACTTTTTAGGGTGAGGGTCGCAAATATACTAATTTATTACTATTCACTCCAATGTTTATCTCTAAGTTCATACACATCAATAGGTTCACGTTTCATGTGTGTTCCTTGATTGTAATAAGCACCTTTCTTTAAGAATCCACCCAAGAAATTTCTTCTCATTCTATTTGAGTTATTTGCCTCCGATCCATGTACACAGTGTGAGTGTAAAAGAACTACTTGACCTTTTTTAAGAATACCTTCTACTTTACGGAAATCATGTCCTTTTGGCATAATACATGGTTTACCACGTTCATTTCTCCAAAAAGATGGATTTGTCTTAGCCCTCTCCTCATCAACCTCAATAGGTAAAGTTTGAAGTCTGTGAGAACCTTCGTAGTTCCAAACTGAACCATTACCAGCGTCGTGGTTATCTAATGCTAATGCGGTATTAATAATCTCGTTGTGTTTACAACCTGTATAGAACGCATTTTGATGTTGATCACGACCTAATTGTCCTGGGGGTTTGAAATATGCCCAACTTTGCATTCCTACAATTTCACCTTCCATCAAGAACTCACAAGCCTCAATTAATTTAGGGTGAGCATATAGTTTTGCCAATTTATCTGATAGTTTATGTGGATATGCAAATGGATCCCATTCACCCCACTCTTTACCATCATCTGTAGTTGTTCCCATTCTATCTTGACGTAAACGTTCAAGTTCATCGTTGATTTCATCACATTCTTCTTCTGTAAGAAGTTCTAATGTAGTAAATCCACGATATCTCCAATCAAAGGTCATTTGTTGGATTTCCAATTCGGTAAGATGTTTAAAATTTCCCATAATAATTTATTTAATATCATAATATAATCTATTTTTTTATGAAAACAAAATATTAATAAAAAAAATACCTATGATCCTCATCAGTCCTTACTTTTTAGATATTTATCAATATGACAAAAATAAAGGGACTCTCTCTCCTTTTATGTACTTTGTTCTTGGCATTCTCTTCATTTGCTCAGGACACACAAAAAGTGTACATATCTGGCGTTGAGAATAAAATCAAGATTGGTCGTATGACATCTAACCGAAACTTAGCTTTCGGTGTTAAAAACATTTTCGAAGAAATTTTACAGGATAAGGATTTCACAATCGTAGAGGTACGTAGTGAGGCTGACGTTTTATTAAACGTTGATTTATTATTTTTTGACGTTAATAAAACTAAAAGAAATGTTTCAGTATTCCATTCTAATGTTGAAGAGACATTGGTAATAATGAAAGGTACTATCACCGATAAATCAGGCAAAAAATTAAAAGAGGTGGTAGCTGAAGAATCAAGTTCAGAAATTTCTACGTCAACGTTAATTACTGACGAAGGAAGTGGACAAATAAACCAACAGGCATTGTCTTCCGCAATTAAGAAGACATGTGTTTTACTTGTAGATAAAATATTTTTAAATAAGAAATGAAAAAACTAACATTATTAATGGGATTATTTTTATTAATGTCCCTATCATCATTTGCCCAATTAACAATTAACCAATCTATAACTCCAACTACAGGTTTAAAAGTGGGAGATACATTAACGGTTAAATATACAATTAATAGAGGGACAACAACACCTCGTTATTTTTGGTTAAGATACTCTTTTAATAATAAAGCATTGTCAATGGTACCAAATAGTACCACTTTTACACAAGGTAGTTCAACACAAACATTCTATACAGGTTGGGATAATTACAAATTTACACCGGCATCAAATATTGTGGATACACAATTATACGCACAATATCAAGTTACACCTTGGGGATATGCAGTAAATTCTGATTGGAATGTTGGACAATTAACAATTCAAAGAGCCGACGCTTCAATTAATGGTGACATTGCCACACAAAAATTTGTATTAAAAGACCAAAACACATATAATAATATTCATAAATTAGATTTGGCATATTCAATTAATACAACAGATGAGTATATTTCACCAATTATAAGAAGTTCAACAAACATATCTTTAACCAATGTGGTAGGTAACACATCTCAATTCAAAGTTAGAGTATTATTTCCACAAGGATATACAATTTCCGACCACAATGTTCAATTGATGAGATTAAAAACAGATGGTAGTGGTGATATTGATTGGTCACAACAACCAATCACACAAAAAGCATTAGATGCAAGTGGTGAGGTAATATTCACATCAGGTGTTAAAGTTGGTGATAGTATTGGAGTGTTTGTATCACCCGCTTCTCAAAAAAGTTGGATGAACAATGTAATCACAGTTTCAGACGCATATAAAGCATTTCTAGGACACTCCCAAACTGATATTAGCGGAACTGCAAACTTCTTTACAAGACCTGTTTTAGAAAGAAAAATAGGTAATGTAACAAAAAACGATATGACATTTAACGAATCTGATTCATATAATTTATTTGCACACGTAATTGGACAAGATGTATCAACAAATGCATTCATTCCAACATCAACAGCAACTTCTTGGAGATGGCATAGTGGTTTATTAAATCAAAGTTGGTTGGATGGTGTTACTAAGAATAGAGTATATATTACGGCTCCATCACAAACTGTTGATGCAGTATTTGCATGGGGAGGTGACTTAAATTGGTCACACTCATCTCATCCTGATACAATTGCAACTAGAATTACACAAGGTAATTTTACAAACTCAATAAACGATAGAAACTTCCAATCATTTTCAGTAAAGTCGATGTCATATACTCAACCTACATTTGAAAAGGTAACTTTAGGAATTAACTCTACTTTAGAAAATGGTAAAGTTGTATTAACAACTACATTAACAAAAGAAGGATTGGCAGGTTTACAAGTTATAATGAATTATGACGAAAGTAGATTGACGTTGGATAATGTAATATTTGATGCGGGAAGTACGATTACAAACTTCTCAACTCATAAAGATGGTAGATTGACATTTGGTTCTATTGATCAATTAAAAACATCAAGAATTAAAGTAGGAACACCGTATAAATTAATTTTCACTCCTAAAGTTCAATTAACAAATACTGCCGGTTTATTCTTCTTTGTATTGGCGGATGCGGTTGATGGATTGGGTAAGAAAGTTGATTTGACAATAGAATAATTTATGAAGAAACTATTAGTAGTATTATTTTTATTTATATCATTTTTAGGGTTTGGTCAGTCGGTTTTGGCACCAGACCCTAAGTCATTTATTGTTAATACCACAGGACAAGATGCAAGTGGGTTTGAGTTAACTGGATTTAATTCAACCGCAACTTTATTAGCATCGGTTAGTTTGGTATCTCCGCCGGCTGGAACCACATTTGTATTTAACACAACAACGGGTTTAACTGCCGCAAGTGGTTTCAATATGATTGGTAATAAAACTAAATTGGTGTTTACCGGAACAATGGCAAATATCAATACGGTATTGGCATCATTAAAAATTAACACAGGTTCTATTTCGGGTGATATTGTCATATCAGTCGCAGCAACTATAAATCCAACTGGTTTCTTTTACAATGGAACAAACGGACACTTTTATAGACCAATATCAACAGGAACAAGCTATACGGGTGCAAGAGCAGCGGCATTAAATACTACATTTAAAGGACAGACTGGATATTTAGTAACAATAACTTCGGCAGATGAAGATGCGTTTGTATTTAATAATGTACCACAAACAAACATTTGGTTTGCACTAACGGATGAAGAAACAGAAGGCCAATGGAAAATTGATGCTGGTCCTGAAAAGGGAACTTTAATCAAAACATCAAACGGACAAACTGCGGGTAATATACAAGGACAGTACAATAACTGGGCACCTGGTGAACCAAACAATAGTGGTAACGAAGATTATGCGGTAACAAAATGGAACGGTTCTCAATGGAATGATTTACCGAATGGATTTAGTTGCCCTTATGTAATTGAATATGGAACTTGGACCAATCCTGATGATGCAACATTTACCGAATTTTATACTAACAGTGTAGTTCATTCAAACGGAGAAACAATAAAAGCATTATTCAATTTTACATTTGGTGGAGCAACTGATAAAAGTAAATTTTCAGCAAGATTATTTAATAGAAGCGATGCGACATCAACATGGGTAGCCGGTGGTTCTTATAAATCATTAAGTGGATTGGGTAAAGTATATCTTTCAAATCAAATAGATACTGCAAAGATATTTTCAACCGCAATTCAATTAACGCCGGGTACAAATGATATGACACAATTTAGTTCTGCTGATATTGGTAAGGTCTATAAACTAACAACAACTGGAGCAAGTGGTGGTGGATGGGGAACGGACATTTATACAAGTGACTCTTATATACCCGCTATGGCAGTTCACGCAGGAGTTTTAACAATCGGACAAACAAAAGAAATTTATATTAAAGTAGTTCAAGGACAAAACAATTATACTGCATCAACTCGTAATGGTATAACAACATCTGATTGGGGTGGATGGGATTTAAGTTATCAATTTGTAACAAATCCAATTGCATATAAAGCAACAATTACACCAGGACAAACAGAATGGTCATATACAAATCCAAACGCAAGTTGGTTGAATGGTAATAGTAGATTATTAATCGATATGAGACAAGTCGGTGGTTTAGATCCAACTAAAATTACTCACACAAAAATATTTGACGCATATGATGGAGGTGTGACATATAGTTCACATGATGGTACTTGGGCTATATATACCGTACCATCACCGTTAACAAAAATAACTGACGGAACATCAACATCAAATTCGTATATTAGAAATGTAAATAATTGGAATACTGATTACGCTTTTCAAAGTACAATTACATTTACACAACAAGGTATGTATAAACAACACAAAATGGAATTGAATGAATACGATAGTGTTGAATTGAGAACTTTGTATAATAGTATTGTGACTGTATCGGATGTTTATTTGGCGTTTAAAGAAGTATCTAACAATGGTTTATTTGGTAATCAAAGTGGGAATGAATTTGGGTATGGTATCCAGTATATAAATGCGGACGTTGACGATAATGGTGTTTTTAATGAAGCAGATTGTTTTAAGATGTTACAGAACTTAACAGGTGCAAGTAATTTGGTTAGTAGTTACACTTTGGATAATACTATAAAAGTAATTCCAGACTCAATATATAATTTAATTGGTAAATCAACTTGGAGTTCATTCACATCATACAAAGGAAAATCATACGCATTCAGTTTATTAGACGGTGTAATGAGTTATAACTATAATTTATCAGTTAGTTGGAAGGGTGATGTGAATTTATCACATTCGGCGACACCACCTTCAAATAACATAACAACAATGTCGGTTAGAACATCGATGAGTACCCCAATATCAAATGAAATAAACTCATCAATTATGTCTGAAATCGTGGGAGATAGTGTGTATGTGTATATTAAAATTGACCCATTACAACAAGAATTGGTGGGGACACAGTTTAAATTAAATTATGACAATGATTTATTAAAGTTTAATAATATAACATATAAAACAAAAGGTTCACCAACTAACTATGGAACAGATAAGGGGAATTATATTAGTTTAGGTTCTCTAATAACGGATGGTGGAACTTTAGATAATACCACTGAATATAAATTATCATTTACAACAAAAACAAAGTTGGAGAATATATTCGGTTTAATTTCGGTTGGGTTAGTGGATGCGGTTAATAAAGGTGGAAAAACATTAAAAGTAATAATGAAATAAAAAAACAAAAAAATTATGGAATTTAATTTTGGATATGATGAAATGAAGAATTTCATATTAAAGACTGGTAAATATAAAATTGTAAATGTTAAGTGTTTTAAACAA